AGCAGTATTTTAGCTACTAATGGTTCTGGTGTACCATCTTTAACAACGACATTGCCGTTTACTGTTTCAGTAACAACAGGAGGGACAGGATTAACATCAACAACAGCTTATGGTGTTTTGTGTGGTGGAACGGCATCTACTGGGAACTTTCAAAATGCGGGGGTAGGAACAACAGGACAGGTGCTAACTTCAAATGGTTCAACAGCGTTACCAACATGGCAAAGTCCAACAACTGGCACTATAACCTCAATAACAGCTGGGACTGGATTAAGCGGTGGAACTATTACGACTAGTGGAACTATTGCTATAGCAAATACTGCCGTTACTGCCGGTAGTTATACGAATGCGAGTATTACAGTAAACGCACAAGGTCAGTTAACGGCAGCAAGCAGCGGTGCAACTCCAGCACCAAATACTGCTACATATATTGTACAGACTGCAAATTCTTCGTTAACAAACGAACAAGCATTATCCTCACTTTCTACAGGAATTTTAAAGAACACAACAGCAACAGGGGTTTTAAGCATAGCTACTGCAGGTACTGATTATTATAGTCCAGGTAATCCTACAACGATTATTGATGATGGCGATAATTTCTTTATTGGAACAAATTCAGGAAATGTAAGCTTAACTGGAATTAATAATACAGGGATAGGGTACTCTTCTTTAAATAATTTAACTTCTGGAAATTATAACACTGCCGTCGGTTCAGGGATTTTAGGTGCTAATACAACAGGTAGTAATAATATAGGGATCGGATTTAGGTCTTTATATTCTAATGTTAGTGGGATTCGTAACACCGCTGGCGGGGCAAACTCTCTATATTATAATCAATCTGGGCAAAGCAACACAGCATTTGGGTATAATGCTTTATATAATACATTAGCATCAAATAATACAGCGATTGGATATTCTTCTTTAGCATCTAATATAACTGGTACTTCTAATTTTGCAGGAGGGTACAATAGCTTGTACTTACTTACTTCCGGGAATCAAAATGTTGCTGTTGGTGTCAGTGCAGGCTCAGCATATACTACTTATAATCAGTGTACATTTATTGGATGCCAGGCAGATGCTTCGGTTACTGGTTTAACAAATGCGACAGCGATTGGTTATAACGCAACTGTGTCGGTTTCTAATTCAATGGTTTTAGGAAACAGTGTTAATGTAGGAATAGGCACATCATCGCCTGCTTATTTACTTGATGTTAGCAACGGCAATATTAATGCTCCTTCTGGTCTTACTCCTGCTACTCAATTGCTTGGGCGTTGTATGCTTTCAAGTGCTAATACCAGCATTTCAACGGCAAATAATACATGGATTGCATTAGCTTTTAACGGCACTAATCAAACTACTTATGATCCAAGTAACTGGCATAGTAATACCACAAATAATACTAGAGTAACCCCAGGAGTTATTGGCACATATAAATTAACTGGTGCTTTAAGGTTTAATAATAGTGGTAGTGGAGTAACTTGTGGAGTTGGATTTGGCTTAAATGGAGCTACGCCTAGTAATGATAGGCAAGCTTGGTTTACTAGAGATACTGGCACCGGTAGAAGAAGCGCAAACTATATTTGTATTATTACTACCACGGCAACTACTGACTATTTTGAACTTATGGGTCAACAAGATAGTGGAGGGACATTAGCGTTACTAGGTTATCATTTTCAAATAGAAAGATTAGTTTAAACAATTTTAAAGAGGTTTTTTATGAGTACACAAAATTTAGATTCTTTATCAGCATTGCAAGATTTAAGCAATGAGCTTGTTAATCCTTATTCAGGAGTTCAAAAATATGTAGAAGATGTGCTAGATGATGCTGAGGTAATAATTAATACAATTAGTACTTTAACAAGTCAACCAGATTATTCTACGTATGTTTCCGCAGCAGAAAGTCAGTATTTTACTGATTTAACAACATATATAACAAATTTTATTAACAACTTTCCAACTTTAACGGAGTAAAACTATGTCAACAGTATCCCCTCAACTAAGCATTACTAATATGATTACTTTAACACAATCCCAAATATTAACTCTTCATAGTGAACCGGTAGTAATTTGCGCTGCAGAAGAAGGTTATATTAACATTTTCCAAAGTGCGATGTTAATGTATAGCTATCAGAATGCTCCTTTTACGGATGTAGATAATATTTTAAGTTTCCAATTAGTCCCAACTGTCGGTGATAATGTTTTAGTGTCTAATAGTTTAAGTGCATCAAATGTTTTAGGATTATCTCAAAGTTCCAACGTTTCTTTCCTCCCTGCAAACCCTTATACTAGTGTAATGAGTACGTCATCAAATGGTGCACTTGTTTTAACTATTGCCGGTAATGATCCAACAGGAGGCGATGCTAGTAGTACGTTGATGGTTTCAATTACTTATTCTATTTTACAAGCTTAAAGGTAGGCTATGGAACAACAAGAGTTTAATTCTATTATTTTAAACAATTATCAGAACTCTCAAACAGGTAGTATACCTGGAAATAGAATTGATTTTAGTAATAATTCTCTCGAAAGTATACAATATGACAGATTAGCTTTATATAAACCTAATTTTAGAGACACAAAGTTAACAAATATTAAAGTTAGGTTTTCAGCGATTTCACATGCAAACTTTAGAAACACTATTATAAAACAATCAGATTTTGAAGGCTCAAATATTTTAAGAACTGTTTTTAACAATTCTAAAATAGATAATACAAATTTTAAAGATTGTAACCTAACTATGGCTAGTTTTGAAAATAGCGTTATATCCAATACTGATTTTAGCGGGTCAAATTTAAGAGAGGTAAATTTTACCAATTGTAAATTTACTAATGTTAATTTGCAGAACACGGATACGACAGAAGCTATTTTTAATAATTGCGTATTAAATGGGACAGAGATATGTGATGAAAATTTTAATTTCATTTATTCTGACGGCAAACATTTAGGATATTACAGTAAGGACAAGATTACCATAGGATGTATTACTAATACACTTGATTGGTGGCTTCATAATCACAAAGAATTAGGAATTAAAAATAATCACCATCAGCGTAGTATAGATAGGCACGAATCTACCCTTAGATTCTTAAAGGATAGTTTTAAAAAAAAGCCTTAAATTACTGAAGATAGTATATAATTAACTTAGAAAGATATCAATTTTAGTTAAGGAAAATTATGACAAAATTTGCTAATGCCAAAGGAATAGAACTTGTATCAATAATTAATATTTATGCACAACAAGCACATCAGGTTGGCTTACCGATGTTTAATCATTTAGGCGAACCAACACCTGAACTTCACGAATTTTCAGAAACATTAAAAGCAGCTGTTGATAAGATAGAAAGCTCTGTGCAAGAATTAAAATCTATACTTTTAAAGTAAATATTAATTATGGCTACAGGTTATTTTGTTTCATATTTAACCAGTATAACTAATTCTGCAGCTAATGCAGAACAGATAATTATTGCGGCTACTACAAATACAATTTGGGTAGAAACCATAATTATCACTAATTTAGGAAATGATGATATCAGGATTAATTTACAATTTAAGAGGACTTACTCAAGTGGGACTATTGTAAACACATTTTTAGCTAAAAATTTCTTAATACCTTCTTATCAGAATCCAAAGGCATATGGAAGTAACATCATATTTAATACTGTAGATTTAGTTCAGCTGCTCGGTATTAGAAAAAACCTACAATATACATCTGACTACTGGGACAAGTTAATATGTTATACAAATGGACCAACTCAATATTATGATTGCACTATAGATTATGCTTTATTAAACGAATTACCTTAAAAAATTATGAATAAATACATCCAAGACATGCTTGATCGCCAAGCTTACATTGATGAGAATATGCAGCGCAAAGACCCTTTTGACAAGGGAATCATGAGAGCCGTAAGCAGTGCTAAACAATCTCTTGGTATGGATGAGGAACAATCAGATAGAGCTGTCCGAAATAGCCTTCTTAGTTTTAGCGAGGCTTTAGATCAGCAACCTAGAACAAGGGGTTTTATGGCTAATTTTGCATCTCTTGGAAGAGCTATGAACCCAGCTCTTAAGACCCATGATCAGTATGAGGATTTAGCTCAAAATGAAAATATGCAGCTAGCTAAAGAGGCTCAGAATTTTAGGGCAATGGAAGAAGCTAAGATGGCTAAAATGGAGCAGGATGCTTACATGCGAGAAATGAACGACCAGAAAATGGCACTTGAACAAGAAAGACTAGCTGAGTTGAGAGATTATCATAATCAGTCTTTATTAGCTAAGCTAGCTGGTAAAGGTAGGCAATTCGTAGACTATGAAGGTAAGCCTTACAGGCAATTAAATGAAAAAGAACAAACGGAAGCAAATAGTTTAAAAAGTGGTCTTAATTCTACGCAACATGACCTAGATAAGATTAATAATTATCTTGAAGATATAAAAGCCTCTACTAAAAATAATACTTTTCAACCAATTGGAGGTTTATCATCTATTGCAAACCCTGTAAAAGATGCGATTGGTAGAACTCTTGGAGCTGAATCTTACCAAGATGAAACCACTAAAAGAGAATTGTTATACGCACTCCTTGGTAAATTCCGTGTAAACGCTGAAAGAAGGCTTAAAGGTTCTGGCACTTTAGGTCAAGGGTTCTATGATAGAATGTCGCCTTTTTTTCCTAATGAAAAGGATGACCTACCAACTTTAGAAGCTAAATTAAAAGATATTACCGATGAAATAAATCTACAAGCTAAAGTTGCAAATATTAGTGCTGATAATGGAATTTCTTACGATGTTGGTGATGTGTCAAATGAGGATATGAACAAAAGTGATATTAACCCTAGTATTAATGATGGTGTTTTGATGGTTGATCCGGAAACTGGTGAACAAGATTATGTCCCAAGGAATAGAGTAGAGGAAGCTATAAATATTGATGGCCTACAGGTAGTAAATGAGTAAATTTGATAAATATAAAACTAGTAGTAAGTTTGATAAATACCGCAATCCTAAAGTTGTAGCAAAAGAAACATCGCCATCTTTTCTTGATAGGCTTGGTCAATTTGGGAAAGGTGCTTTATCTGGTTTTAGCAGAGCAGGGTTGCTAGAGGGAGCGGATCAGTTTGGAGCTGGTGTTATGGAAGTTGGAGGTGCAGCTGTTCCAATTTTACCGCAGTCGGCAGAGGTAATGGCTAAGTCAGCTAATAAAGGACTTGAGGCTTTAGACTCTATGAGACCGGCTAAAGATGATAGTTTTGGAAATGTTTTATACAAAGCGGGGGAATTTGGAGGAGCTACGGCTAGTATGCCAATGATGCCTGGAAGAGCTGCTACAGGAGTTAAATCACTATGGCCTTTTGCTAAAGATATTGCTATGGGATCAACTATTGGTGCTGGTTCTGGTGCATTAGAAGGAGCTGGTTTAGACCCAATATATGCTGATCTTATTTCTATTCTAGCCGCTCCGACATCTACCAGTATAATGTCTAGATTTGCTAGCCCTAAAAAAAATATTGTATATCCTATATCTAGAAAGGTTTTAGGAATAAATAAGAATAATTTTAATTTAGAAGCTGCTGAAGCTGCGCAAAGATTAGGGGTTGATCTTCCTATATCAGTATATAACCCTAGTAGCACGGTATCTGTAATTGATCAAAAGGTCGGTAAATCCCCTTTTTATGGTGATTCATTACAGAGAGCATACCAAAGAGGGGAAAATAGAGTTAAAGATATTTTAGAAGAAACTTATGATAAAGTAGGACCTCAAAGAACAGATGAACTTGTAGCTGAAATTGATAAATTATACGGAAAAGCAAAACAAAAATTACCTAAAGATGCTACTGTTCTACCGGAAAATACTGTTGAACGTTTAAGACAAATAGAAAATTCTAGTTTAAGGCCTTCAGCTGATGAAACTGCGGTATTTAATTATAAGAATGATATTTTAGGCAAATTAAACCCTCCTGCTACTATAAATGGTAAAGTTATTGAAAATTTTACTCCACCATTAGAGCCTATACCTGTTCAAACTTTGATAGATACTAAACGAAGTTTAAACTCACCTAATCCATCTGAACCTATTAGATGGAAAAATCCGGATCGTAATGTTAGAAACACTTTAAAACGTGTTGGTAGAGGTTATAGTCAGGACATTGCCGAGTATGGTAAAACAAATCCTGATTGGCATAAAACATTTAAAAAAGCAGATAAGCTCCATGGTATGTCTACAAAACGAGATAATTTAGAAAATTTAATTGGTCAGAAAGCTTATAATTATGCTACTGATAGTTTGCAATATAACGCTTTAGCTAAAATATTAAACAATCCTAAAAACTTTAAAAAGATAAAAAATGAATTAAAATCACCTAAGGATAAAGAAATTTTAGAAAGTTTAAAAGATTTAGGCAAAATTAGCTCAGCTATTTCTATAAAAAATAAAAATATCCCTAACCCTTCAGGGACAGCAATTATGGCTAACGTACTTAAATTGTTTAGTAAGCCTTTGCATATGTTTCCTGAGGCTGTACTCCAATATCCCCAATATAAAGCTTTAACTAGTAGTAATTTTTTAAAAGATACTATTGAATCTGTCAAAAAATCTAAATCAAAAGCACCTTTTAAAGAAAAGTTATTTAATGATGCTGTTAAATATGGATACCCTATAAGTGTTATAAATTATGATCAGAACGTAGATTAATGGTTTTTATATTATGGCAATGAATTACACTAGTTTAACTTCAGATATGCAGACCTACATGTTACGCAGCGATGACCCTTTTGTTGCCAAAATACCTGATTTAATAGAGCAAGGGATAATCAGAGTATATAATAATGCAAAAGATTTAGGGTTTGAGATCAGATATGAAATTGTAAATAATACTGTTGGTAGTAGTACTATTAGAAAACCTACTAATTGGCGTGAAACAATTAGTATTCTTATGTTTGATAATGTAACTCAAACTACTTCTTTTTTATTACCAAGAAGTAGAGAGTTTTGTTTAACATATTGGAATAACCAGCAAGGGAATACAGGTAGGCCAAAATATTATTCAGATTCAGTACTTAATTTAAATAATCAAGATTTAGCAAATACATATGGAGAGTTTTATTGGACAGTTATACCAAATTTAGATCAAGTTTATACTTTTAATATAATTTACCTTGGTATCCCATTATTTAACCAAACTAATCCAGTTAATTTCTTAACTCAAAGATACCCTGATTTACTTCTGTATTCCTGTTTAATTGAGGCAGCTTTATTTCTAGATAACGAAGATAAGAGAAATAAGTATCAAGCGATGTTTAAAGAAGAACTAGATACCATTAATAGAATGAATAGCGGTAGAAGTGCTGATAGAACAATAGTAAGGGATAATAATTAGATGCGTGTACCTTTAGTTTATAAGCCTGGCATTCAAAGAGATGGTACTAATTTTCAGGACGCTTATTGTATTGATGGTCAGTGGATACGATTCGTTGGCGGTAAAATAAAAAAGATGAAAGGTCAATGGGCAATATACGCACCTAACGCTGATATAGTATTTTTGGATATGTATTATAATGGTAACGATAATATCTTAATTTACGCTACAACAACTGAAGTTCATAGTTGCGGTGTAAATGATACTATTACGGCAGTTAGTAGTGATTATAATACCCTTGAGCTAAATGCTAATGATAATAGAATGTATCAGACAGTTAAATTTATAAAAGATTCTGATCCTTATATTGCGTTACTGGTTACTTCAAACGGCAATAATATGTTAAGTACTACAAATGGTAGTCTTTACTGGCGAAAAATAAATACTGCTAATACCGCAGATGATTTTTTTGCCACTTACGAAAATAACCAAATACCAGGAAATAGCGGTAATATAGTATCTGGTGGTATTTTATATTCTAATCCTTGTTTATATTTATATGGAAATAATGGGGTTATTCTAAGAAGTAGAACTGACGACCCATTGAATTTTAGCGACGGCGATTCAGGAGAATATAAAATATCAGAAAGCAAACTTATTTTTGGAGCTAATATTAGAGGCGGTACTAATGCCCCTAGTTTTCTTTTCTGGACTGAAAACTCAGTAATATATTTAACTAATGTTGCCGATAGTAATAACACTACTACCCCTGTTGATTTTCAAAGGGAAGTCGTAACTAATAACTCATCTTTAATGTCATCACGAGCTATTGTTCAGTATGACAGTTTATTTTTCTGGCTTGGTACAGATAGAGCATTTGTTTATAACGGCATAGTAGATAGTATTAAGAACGATGTTAATTTTGAATTTTTTTTAGAAAGCGTAGATTTAAACAAAAGGCAGTTAATTTACGGGTATAAAATAGCTAGGTACGGCGAAGTACGCTGGGCTTATCCGGAAAAAAAATATAAGAATAATGCCGATATCGGTTGTACTAGAGAACTTGTTTACAATGTACGTGAAAATAGCTGGTATGATACGGCAGTATCTAGAACTTGCGTTACTGTATACGATGCTACAGGGGATATATTAAGCTTTGGTGATAGTTGTACGAATTATCCTTACGTCCATACTAATAGGAGTAACGCTATATGGAAACAAGAAACAGGATACTATGAAGTAAGATTAGATGGTCAAAGATATAATATACCATCATTCTTTACAACCCCTTATTTTGGATTTGCAGCGTTTAATCCGGCTAAAAACGGCAACGTAGTTGATAAATACATCGTCCTTGATCAAATAGAGCCTGATTTTCCAGCGCCGCAAGGATATACCAGAAGTGCAAATGATATTTTAGTTATTGGAGTAAGTTATCAAAAATATGCGACCACTCCGAAGACGTCTATTGTTCCAGTGAATTTTAACTTAAATGCTACTGATAGTCCCGGTAAAATAGATTTAAGAATTTCAGGAAGATTTATGACTATTACTTTTGCTTGTGAGTATCCTTATAACGTAGGGACTATCTTACTTAATTTTAAAGAAGGAGATAATCAATAATGTCTTTTTTCTTACCTTTTCCTAAATACATTACATTTAATCAATGGGCAGGTGAGCTTATAAGAATTTATAGGAACGAAAGGTTACCGATACCAAGAGATAATGAAAGTTGGGAAGAATGGGCAAATAAAATAGCAGGTGTCGGTGTATTCCGTCAGAACGGCATACCATCTGCAACTACATCTAATAAGTCTAGTAAATCCCATAATTTTAAAAACTGGGAAGATTGGGCTAAAGCTGTTTATACAATAATGGTAAATTCGAGGTACAAATGATGAATAGAAAACAACTTAATCCTATTTTAGAACAAGTAAGAAAAAAAGGTCGCCATGGCGATACTATGCTTGCTCACATTAATCCTTTAGAAGCTATGATGTTAAAACAAGCAGGTGGTAGCGGAACGATTAATCCTGATACTGGTTTACTTGAATTTGGGGGGGTTATTGATTGGGTTACTAGACCTGACAAAATGTTAAAAAAAACTTTTAGAAATCCAAAGTCAATAGTAAGAGGAGCTGGCGATCTTTTAGGTGTTACCGGTGCTTTATTGGGAGGCCCTGTTGGTGGGGCTATTGCTGGAGCTGCTAGATCAGCAATTCGTAAAGAAAATCCATTACAAGGAGCTTTAAAAGGAGGAATGTATGGCACATTAGCACCAATGGTCGGTAATTTAGCAGGTCAAGGTTTAAGTAAGTTAGGAATGCAAGGATTAGGTCAGTCATTACAGAACTATGGCACAAACAACATGGGTAGTTGGTTCGGTAATATGGCTCAGGTTGGCGAAGGCGTGAGAGGTCTTGGACTGCCGTTTACCGGTGCTGAAAGGTCACTTGGAGCATCTGATTATTTACTTGGTGGATCAGCTCTTTCTGGCGGCGATAATAGAGGTAGAGGTATGAGTGCTGGATCAGATTATGAATTTGATTACGAAGATGACGGCAATGGTGATGAAGAATATACCTTGATTAAAAAAGGAAGAGGTAGACGTAGCAATGACGATGATTTAGGATTTTTTGATAAGTTAAAGAAAAACAGTCTTGATTTTGCAACTAAACCTAAAAATTTATTAGCTCTTGGTACTACAGGACTTAGTTTATATGATAGATTTAACAGACCAAAACCTAAGAGTGCAGCTCAAGAAGGTAAGGAATTAAAAGAAAAGATGCTAGCTCAAAAATTAACACCTGAAGAACTAGCGGCTCAGGAACAATACGAGCTTATGCAGGAACAAGCTAAAAGAAGGATAAACAGACGTAAATTCTTACCGGAAGAGCGAATTGATATTGAGCCAATTTATAGCAGAGTAAGTACTCCCGATGAGTATAGGACGACTGGTAGATGGTTGAATTATTATAACAACCCTCAATTTACAGGAACTCCAATAAGATTTTAAACTATGAAAACTCAATTATCCCTTGGTGAACTCCGAGATAAAGCAAGACAGATATTGCTTAGAGATAGCAGTAAATTATCAGGTACTAATTATGTTAGTTATCCGGGTAAGACTATTGCTCCAATGTCAGCATTAACTCAAAGGGCACAGGCACTTGAGCAAAGAAGAGCCGAGAAAGGTATGCCTTATCAATCAGCATTACAAAGTTTAGCTAATGCTCCAGCTGAAGGAATAACTAGGGAAAATATTAATTCTATTTTAGGGAATATTGATGCTAATCATCAGAATTTTGGTCAGAATGTATTGCTTGGTAAACTTAATAAACAATTTGGCCCTGCGTTTGAATCTTATAGACCTAAGTTTGAAAATAAGTTAATGGGTGATACTCAGTTAAAATTAGGTGAACTTGGTTCTGATATTGATACTTTAAATGCTCCTATTAAAAAACTTGAAGGAAAAAGAAACACAGCAGCTTTTAATGCAATAACTTCTTCGGCCAATACTAAAGCTGCAAGACAAAGAGGATTAACGGAAGACCTTTATAAATATGGAGCGCAGAAAACAGGTATTATTAATAAAGGCCTAACCGCAGAAAAAGCGAAGTTTGAAGCTGAAAAAAATGACCCTTACATAAGGTTGCAAAATTTACAGCAGGCCTTAAACGGCGTTGGCACTGAAGGAATGTCCCCTGATATGCAAGGCCATCCTGATTTAGAGAAATTAGGGGCACAGCAACTAACAAAAGCTCTTCAGGCATACGGCATTGATACTAATAAACCGGCAAACGAGTGGGAAACATCAGCTAGGGTTAATACTTCCGGATATTCCGGTAAAATAGTAGAACCTCTTAATGATCAAATGAAAAGGTCATATCAACTAGCTGAAGAGGTTAGCCCTTTTTATCAAGAGCAAAATTACCTTGATCGCAAGTTAACTAGGAAAGACCTTGTTAATTCACCTAACGCTATAAATAATTTTGTAACATCGCTACCTGAACAACTAAGATCTAAATTTGAAGCATTAGATTCTGAGGCTAAGAGAAAGGCAAAAGCTGATTTAAACGCTTTAAACGCTAAATATATACGTCAAGGTACGTATGGTAGCCAAGCCCACATTCAAGCTGCTACAAACAGAATGAGAGAGCTTGGTGAGGCAACACTTAGCTCAAGAGGGAATGTTGTAAAAAATGATTTGTTAAAAGGTGTAACATCTAAATTATATGATGATATAAACAAGATTGGCAAATTAGGTGAATACGATCAATTAGCTAATACCGAGATGGGTAATACTCTTGGTCAGATTAAGCAGACCAATTTAAGAGGTCTTGAGAAATGGCAAAATGATCAGGAAAACAATGAGCAATTATATAAAGCTTATCTAAATGAAAAAGGTGCTCAGCAACCTAAATTATTAAATAATGCTAGAAACTCAGGTTTTAATACCGGCATTGATAGCGGTATTAATAGCATGTTTAATTATTTTAACAATCAAGGTATTGATTTATCTTCTATATCTGATTTACAAGGTAGGTATAGTAATCTTGAGAGAGAATTACAAACTGCTAATGAAAGAATAAGATCAGGCGAAGATTTTAGAACAAGACAAGAAGAATTAGCCCGTCAAAATGCTGCTGAATTTGAAAGAGAAAGAAATGAGAAATTAAATCTTGATCGTGAAAGGGGTGAGTTGAATCAAAGATTACAACAAGAAATTAACGCTAGATTAGCATTAGAACAAGACCAGCAAAGACGTCAGGAATTAGAACGTCAGCAAAGAATATTAGCGGAAAGAGCTGCAGAAGCTGAAAGAATTAGACAGACAGAAGAAGTAAGAAAAGCCGAAGAGGCACGATTAGCTGAGGTTCAAAGACAGCAACAACAAGCAGTTGAAGCTGAAAGAGCAAGGCAGGAACAGCTAAGACAAGCTGAAATGCAAAGATTAGAGCAACAAAGAGCTGCTGAGACCGAAAGAATAAGGCAACAACAATTGCAGGCTCAACTTGCAGAACAAGCAAGACAGCAACAATTGCAGGCTCAAGCTGCTGCACGAAGAGAACAAGATGAAATCTTAAAGGCTAAACAACAAGCATTACGAGAATTTGCTGGAATGCAAGGCGGAAGAATGGGAAAAGTAGAAGAACTGCAAAGTAATGGTCTTTTAAGTAACTATCTTTCTCCTACAGATTATCGCTATTGGGTACTTCCAGCTAGACAAGCTAATCCAAATGCTAATTCATTTACAGATGCTCTCGAAAGGGCACGATGGAATCAAATGATGGATGTTAGGTCTAAAGGGATTAGAGGATGGATTAAAAAGTAACATGCAGGATTTCCTAAATTTTTAATAGGCCCAAGGCCGTTTTAAACTTAATTTATAAATAAATACAAATTATGGTAGGAGTTAAACAATTTGCAATAATGCGTAAAATTATAGAAGATAAAAAGGAAATTTCTGAAGAGGTATTAAATAAACTTACTTATCAGGTATTTCAAAATATTAAGAGTTATTTGGAACATCATCCGATTAACAAGCCTCAAGTGCCTGAAAGAAGTAAACATATTAAGCTAGAGATTAGCCTATGACAGAAGATAAACGTTTTGAACATATTATCAATATTATCCTTAATAACGAAGGAGGATATAGTAATAACTCCAACGATAAGGGCCGGGCTACTAAATTCGGAATATCAAGTCGTTCTTATCCTGACGTTGATATTATCAATTTAAGCAAGACAGAGGCTAAAAACATTTATAAACGGGATTTTTGGAATAATTACCTTTATAAAAAAATTAAAAATCTAGAAGTAGCCACTAAGTTTTTTGATTTAGCAGTTAATATGGGTCATCACTGGGCATGTGTTCTTGTACAACGTGCTCTTAGGGCTAGCGGTAAAAATATTGTTGAAGACGGAGATTTTGGACCACAAACTTTAGATGCAATCAATAATGTTGATAGCACTGATTTATTAGCTTCTTTAAAGTCAGAAGCGGCCGGTTATTACAGGACGTTAGCTGCTATTGATAAACAGGATAAAGTCTTTTTAAAAGGTTGGTTAAATAGAGCTTACGGTTAAAAAATGCTAAAACACAAATTTAAAGCAAAACCCACTGAAACTGACGGCATAAAATTTTCTTCAAAAAAAGAAGCTAAAAGATATAGTAATTTAAAAACGCTTAAGAATATAGGAGAGGTGATTTTCTTTTTAAGACAAGTACCTTTTCATTTACCGGGAGGAGTAAAATACGTTTGTGATTTCTTTATATTCTGGGCAAATGGTGAGGTAACTATTGAAGACGTAAAAGGCTTTAAAACCGAAACCTATAAAGTTAAAAAGAAAATGGTTGAGGCTATTTATCCGATTATAATTTCAGAGGTTTAAATCATTGTGTGGTATAATAAAAAAGAAAATATTATAAAAGTGATAGTTGTTATTTTAGTACTTATACTTGGTATAAGTTCGGCTTATTTTCTTGGTGATGATAACGCGCTCGAAGAAATAGCAGAAGAAGTAATACAAGAAGAAACAAGGATTAATATAGATTTAACTCCAAATAGTCCTGAACCTAAAAAATGAATAATTTACTTCTAGAGCATCATCAGGAAGAACAATATAATGAAGTGCAATTATCAGGGGAAATAGGCGAATCGATTTAACTGTTCTACGTCACCTCTTTTTTTTACACAAAGCAAAATATTGATCTACATATTGTTTGATTTTGATAATACTTTCATCTAGTATTTGTCCAATTTTCTTTTGCATTTCTTCATCCCGTAGTACTCTATAGATAAGTATTTCCATATCGTTTACTGCATGCTGCGGATTATAAAGCACATAATCACACCAACTACGACCACAAACATACATGTTAAATTGCATTTGTATATAATAATCGTTTGGTATAGCTTTTAAACCTTCTGAAGATATTTGAAGCAACTGCCGGAAATAGTTGTTTGAGTCAGGTACTTTAATTTCTATAAGGCCGTCTTCATCAATTAAGCCATCTGGAGAACAGGCAAGGTAATCATCTACTATTACTATGCCAACCTCTTTTACAAAAGAAAAGGTTTCAAGTAAATAACGGGTTCTAGCTACTGATTCAAAATTACTGCCCCGTTGCATATGGATATTATTAAAGCTATCACCATCAGATTTACAGTGTGTTACTATTTCATTAGCTCTGTCATAACAATATTTGTCCTTAGCAGCTTCAGTGCCAAGTAACTTGCTAAAACATGAACCGGTAATCTTGCCTAGTCTAAGGTTATGCCATTCGTCGCTGCCCTGCTCAATATCAGTTCTTATAATCATGCTGCTTGAACATTTTTAGATTGTAAAAACTCTTCTTTCAAAGCTTGGAAATTAGCTATTCCATTTTTGACAGTTTCAATATTGCTGCTATCAATATTATGGAATTTAGTAAATTCTTTGGTATTTACCATACTGTTATTACAAAGAGTAATTAACTCATTGATAAGTTCTTTGTTTTCTTCCTCTTTTTTGAATTTTGGCACACTGTTGCCATCGTCATCTTCTTGAGTAAGGCCTATTATGGCAGATAAAGCATAACGTCTAGCATAAGTAATTCCTGCACCTATTTGCTGTAGTGAATTACATTGTTTCATTACTACGTTTTCTATGCCAAAAATAGATTTTAGCCACTGTCCTGATTCGTGGATTAATAAAGTAACAAGAACCTGTTTATTATCCTTATCCTGAGTTACTAACTGTGAAATTGATAGCCCATTATCAGCAAGAGGTTTCTTTATAGCTTGCAAACAACTAGCAAGGTCAGCATATTTGTAGCCATAAGCTTGTTTATCTTTGCTGACATTTTCAATAAGTGATTGTGCCTTACTTAGTGCTACAGCTAAGGCATCTATCTTCTCGCTCATTAAAGATTCAATGTAATTATTTTCCATACCAATATCCCAATTTATATATATTATTATTTCTGTATATAATGTTTTTATTATTTACTAGTTTCTGTATTTCTTTATTCCTATAAATACTTTTTTAAAGTTTCAAAATTTTCTAACATTTCTTTTTTAATTATGAGAGCATGATTTTCATTTAATGTCTCAATAAGTTTTATTAATAAATCACAAAAAGTTTTTGGAACTACCACCCATTCATCCTCAGTTTGAGACTTAAGCCACATTGATAATTCGTGCGTATCCACACCATCAATTTTAGTAAATAACAACCTCATAAACTCTTCTTTTGGAATAAACCGATCTTTTATTAAAGTCATATTATACCTCCACCCCTCTTGTTAGCGAAAAGTAAGAGCGCAATTCCTGATCTGCTATGTAAGCATTATTCTCTGTTTCTTCTATTGCCTGCTCTAATGCTATAGGATCGTATTCGCTAGTATCGAAGTCAACACAGTACTCTTTTGCTCTTTCAAGTAGAAACTCATACTTATCAATATCCTGCATTAATTGGTAGTAATTCTCGCCATAACTCTTATAAGGTATGTTGTAAACCATAGCCCGCTCAATCTGCTCCTCTATAAAAGCAACTCTAGCCCTTGCTCCGATTCTTGCAAAGGTTTCACGAGCAGAATCGGATAGTTCTACACTTTCACTTCTAGCCTCATGAAATTTAGGAGTTTCTGTTATATTAGCAGGTAACTGATCTATTATTTTTTCTAAAGTTTCCTTAGATTGTTTCCTTTCTTCAAAAATTCTAATAGCTTCTTTCCTAGTCTCTAAATTTTTTAAAATTTGTAATACTTCTTTAGGAGAAATAACTTTTAAAAGCAAAGCTTCCTTAGCCTTAGTAACACTTATTTCTTCTAAGCTCGGCATGGTAGATTCCAATAACTCATGGCTTGATTCTATTATACCATAATTTACTAGATTATTGATTTTCTCGGAGTTTTTTTCTCTAGAAATTCCACCTTGACATAAAGGTAGGGTTAAGATATTTTGCATATATATACCTTCTTCTCAATTTAGGTTATTAAAAGTAAGAATTTTAGTTTTGAAAGGAAAAATTCTTACGACATATAAGGTTCTTAAAACGTCTTAAGTTAGCGCTTAGGGCGTTTTTTTATGCCTTATGAGGTGAGTATAGAGGGGGAAGAGGATATTGTCAACTTCTTTTTTATTTCTTTATATATTTTTTTTGTATTTCTAGCTGTTTTGTATAAAACTGTAGTAATTGATTTAATTTATTAGGTTTTAGAACAATACTGTTTATTGTACCAGTTTTGCCTTTAGTTCTTTTTACTAACTCGATAAAACCATCTTGTTGAAAAGTACACAAAGCTTGATATATCATTTCCCTAGATAACAAAGCTATTTTACTTAATTGTACGACAGATACATGAGCTACATCATCTATAGATAATTCAACTAACAATTTTAACACTTTACGGCAACCACTACTATAACCATCATAATTATCAATAGCTTCTATTAATTGCTCTTTGTTATCCATATACATTCCTACTTTATAAGCTAATTTTGCCATCGTGCTTTAAACCAAATTTATATTCATTTTTTATAATGTTTATAAGATATAGTATAGCAAATAATTTTTTCAATATAAGAAATATTAAAAATAATCATAAATTACTAATACGAAATAACTTGATTTATCAAAACGACGCATTATTGTCAATACGTCCCTAAGTGGAATTTTTTAATTTATCAAGGAGAGTGTATGTAGAATATTTGGGATTGTATGGAGAAATTTCTTAGATAAAAACTGGGCAGTTGGATTCTAAAAATTTCTCAAAAATCGGATGTATCTAGCGATACGTCAACCTTCTATTTTTATTTAACTAACAAAAACAAACGCAGTTGTTAGAATAGTAGAGTATTTCTTGCTAGTCAACCCATTTGTTTATTTTTGTTTAGTAAAAAGTTTTAAATTAATTTAACAAAACAAAAATAAATGTCTAAGTTATCATTACAAATAGAGCACGAAGCTCAAATTAACCAAGAACAATTAGGTAAACTCTACTCATTTAAGGAAGAAAAAGCCCGCTATCGTAAGAGTTATATTAACTGGGATAAAATAAAAAGAGCTAATAGCAATGCTATTCGTGAAAAAGCAAAATATTTAAGCAAAGATGCTCAATGCGTTCTTGCACCAGTTATACAGGGTTTAAAAAGAGGCAAACGTGTCTTCTTTAATCACAAGTATATTTCTACAATTACGCAGTGTAAAAGAAGACAAAATCAAAATATCATTAAGCAATTAGAATCCGTCTTAGATATTACCTACCATAATTCTATTACTGTTGATGGCAAAAAATATCGGTTTAGTTACGAATTTAGTTATAAGGAGCAAATAGTTTATACTAAAGCCGTTATCGGAATTCCGATAACGCTAGAACGGGAAAATATAGCGTCTACAGAGCATTCTATCGAGCAATTTTCTGCTGAGCAAAACGACCCTCTCTATATATATAAAGAAAATAAGAATATTGAAGATATAGATCTTGAATCTAATTTTTTACAAAATTCCGAAGAAGTTAAAACTCCTCAAATTGAAACTGTAAAATTCAAAAAACGTCCTGCTAACGAGCGGAAAAAACCGACTAATGCCGAGCGTAAGGCAAGAATATACCATTTTAATCAGTACAAAGAACCGCAAAACTTAAAGCACCATTACCCTTTAACTAAGGAGGATGGCGGTAAATTACAAAGCCTGTCAGGGCGGGAGTTTAGCCTTAACGCCATGAATGAAATACTACTTGATATGTCAAAAAGGCTAGATAACAGGTTTTGCTCAAAAGCTCAATTTATGGTCTATTTTGGTAAATGCCTGCGGTTTGAAATGCGAGATGCTGTCAAAACCGGTAATGATAACTTCCGTATAAAAGCTAATATTCTTGAGGAGGAAGTAAAGAAACCTAGTGTAATCGATAAAGCAGAGCTAAAAACCTATGACTTAGAGAATAGAAATACTGATGGATTTCAAAGGCTATCAGTCTTTGGGATAGTTGATAAATTGCAATTTAATAATTAA